GGTGGTTTACAGCCCCCGTAAAACATTAGTGTTAGACACTAAATATGGTTAATTGGGATTCTCAATAAGGGGTAGATTATATGACAATTAAATGGTAATTTTTAGTGTAACGCACTAGGATATGGCTATGGAAAAGGTAATTAATAGTAAATATAATGTCGCAATGGCTCAAAAAATTGAGTTATGGAATTTAGAACGACTAATACCGTATGACAAAAACGCACGAGAACATAGCACAGAACAAGTTGCTCAAATTGCGGCCAGTATTAGTGAATTTGGTTTTTTAAATCCCATCTTGGTTGATAGCAATGACGGAATCGTTGCTGGTCATGGTCGATTGTCTGCAGCAAAAGAATTAGCTTTAGATGTTGTTCCTGTTGTTGTTTTAGACCATTTAACAGAAAATCAAAAAAAGGCATACGTTTTGGTTGATAATAAATTGGCTGAAAATGCTACTTGGAATGAGGACTTATTAGCAGAAGAAATAATTAAGTTAAACTTGCAAGACTTTGATTTAAATATTCTTGGTTGGACAGATGAAGAATTAAAAAGTTTACAAGAAGATGGATGGGCAACTGATATAGAAGATGTAATTAAAAATGATGAAGAACATTTAGATGCAATTCAAGCAAAAATTACAGTTTTATTAGACGAAGAAAATAAAGAAGTAGTACTTAACGAAATAAATAAATTTTGCAACGAGAATAATATCTTTATAGAGATAAAATGACAGATAAATTAAATGTTCTTGTTGCTTATCCATATTGTACCCCAGATTTAATGGATAAAATGAAAAACTTTCCACAACATAAAATGAGGTTTCTTTTAGATTGTGGTGCGTTCACTGCTTGGCAAACAGGTAAAAAAATAGAACTTGATGATTATTGTAAATTTGTAGAAACTTGTAACCCTAAACCTTGGAGGTATTTTTCACTAGATGTAATTGGTGATGCTGAAAAAACTGCTAAAAATTTTGAAATAATGTTAGAACGGGGGTTTAAACCTGTTCCCATATATACTCCGGGAGAGGATAAAGCTGCAATAGATTATTTTTATAGTAAAAGTGATGTTGTTGGGTTTGGTGGTATTAATGCTTTTATGGGTAAAAAAAGAAGAGGTTATGTAAACGGTATTATGACAGCAGCAAAAGGTAGAAGAGTTCACCTTTTAGGTTTTACAAATATAGATTATATAAAAGCTTATAAACCTTATATGTGTGATAGTAGTTCTTGGGAGAGTGGGGCTAGATATGGTGCATTAAGGTTGTATTTAGGAAAAGGTAAATTTGCAACAATACAAAAAAAAGAATTTAAAAATAAACCAAATGAACAGATTATTAATACGATAAAAAGGTTAGGGATTGACCCCTATAAAATGGCTAAAAAAGAATCTTGGCATGGAGGTAAAAGTTACTCACGAAACTTATGTGCTAGAAGTGGTGTTCACATGAGTGTTGATATTGAACGTCATACAAAAACAAAACTTTTTCTTGCGTTAGCTACAAATTTGGCTTTTGATTTACTTGCACAAGGTTTTAATCATTTATATCCAATAGGAGGTAAAGAATGACAACTTACAAAATAGATCAAGGAACAAATTTTGGAACTTGGAAAGATACAACATCACGTCTTTTATATGATGATGCAATGCCAGCTATGTTAAATGGAATTAATACTTCTGGTAATGTTTTAGACTATGGTGGTGGAAATGGGTTATTAAAAAAATATATTCCTAACAGTAAAAGTATTGATATAGACCCTACAAAAAAACCAGACATTGTAAGCGATATAAAAACTTACAATCCAAAATGTGATCTAGTAGTAATGAGATATTTATTACATTATTTAAACGATAAAGAAGTAACAGAATTATTTACTCATTTATTTTGTCACCAAGTCAAAAGAATATTAGTTATACAATTTGTAAACGAAAATTTAGCAGACAAAAAATTTAACAGTATTAATGAAACCAAATTTTTTAGAAACGAAAATCAATTATGTAATTTATTTAGTTATTGGAAAATTAAACAAATAAAAAAATTAAGTTATGTAGTAGAAAAAGAATTTTATTTAAATAGGTTAAACCACCCAAACCCGAAAACACATCAAGAAACTTTATTATCAATCGAATTATTAAAACTATGACACCAATTTACAAAACCATTAAAGACAGACTTGAATTAGCTAAAGCAAGTTATTTTGCTAATGACAATATTGCTGATTTTATACACGAAGATGAACTAGTTCGTTTACAAGAAGAAGTAACCGATAAGTTGCAAGACCTTTTAGAAACTTTAATTATTGACACAAAAAACGATCACAACACAAAAGAGACTGCAAAAAGAGTTGCAAAAATGTATTTAAACGAAGTGTTTAAAGGTAGGTATCACAAACAACCAAAAGTAACTGATTTTCCTAATGCAAAAAAACTTGATGAAATATATACAGTAGGTGCTATTAGTGTTAGATCTGCTTGTTCACATCACATGGTTCCAATAATTGGTAAATGTTGGATTGGTGTAATTCCTAGTGATCGTGTAATAGGTTTAAGCAAATTTAATAGAATTACAGATTGGGTTATGTCCCGACCACAAATACAAGAAGAGGCAGCAATACAATTAGCTGACACAATTGAAGGTTTAATAAAACCAAAAGGGTTAGCAGTAATTATTAAAGCAAAACATCAATGTATGACTTGGCGTGGTGTAAAAGACAATGAAACAGAAATGGTTACGAGTGTTATGAGGGGTATTTTTAGGGAACACCCAGAAGCAAGAAGTGAACTAATGGATTTATTTAAAGGACAAGGGTATAAGTAATGGCAATATTTAAATCAAAAAAAACATATACATCATCAAAAGGATTAAGTTGTTGTTTTAGACAATTTAAAGCGGAATCCCATTGTAAATATTTACATGGATATAGTTTAGGTATTGCAGTTGAATTTAAAGCAACTGAATTAGATGATAAAAATTGGGTTGTTGATTTTGGTAGTTTAAAAAATTTAGAAAAAGAATTTAAACATTATTTTGATCATAAAACTTTAGTTGATAAAGACGACCCACATCTAGAATGGTTTGAGACTGGACAAGATTTAGGTTTATTAGATTTGGTAATATTAGATGATGGTGTAGGTTGTGAAATGTTTGCCTATAAAATATATAAAATTTCTAAAAAGTGGTTAGAGGACAGTAAATTTCAAGGTCGTTGTGAGATTACTAAGATAGAAGTAAAAGAACACGATTCCAATTCAGTAATTTATTTGCCATGATTAATTTTAGTTGGAAATCTTTTGATAGTGCTGTTAAGTTAGCCATTACTAAATACAAGGATCAAAAATTTGTCGGTGTTTATGGTATTCCACGAGGGGGTTTATGTTTAGCGGTTGCACTTAGTCACCATTTAAAAATTCCATTATTAGATTTACCGCAAGACAATTGTTTAATAGTTGATGATATTTATGATTCGGGTAAAACTTTAGAGGAATACAAAAAATATAAAAATTGCAGTTATTACGTTTTAATATCTAAACAAGAACCTACATATTTTTCAAGTTTTATAACTACTAAATCAAACGAATGGGTTATTTTTGCTTGGGAGAGTGTAGAAAACGCTGAAACAGATAAAGAGGAATATTATGCTAAGAATTAATGAAATTTTTGATACCGTACAGGGTGAAGCTTATTTTACAGGTACGCCAGCAACTTTTATAAGATTACAAGGTTGTCCAGTTGGTTGTCATTGGTGTGATACTAAACATACATGGTCAAAAGGTTTAGAACAACATAAAATAACAACTGACGAGATGTTAAAAAAAATAAAAGATAGTCCAAAGTGGGCAAGTGTTAAAGAAGTAAATGTTGTTGATATTGTTACTAAATTAAGACCAAGACATTTCGTTTTAACAGGTGGAGAACCTTGTTCTCAAGATATTTTTAAATTAACTAAACTATTATCTGAAGTTGGTACAGTACAACTTGAAACAAGTGGAACACACGAAATAAAGGTATATAAAAAAACATTTGTCACAGTAAGTCCAAAAATAGAAATGCTTGGTGGTTTAAAAATACTTAATAGTGCCTTAAATCGTGCTAATGAACTAAAAATGCCAATAAATTGTCTTAAAGACGTTCAAAACCTTCAAAAATTAGTTAAAAATGTTAATTACGATAAGTTAGTTTGGCTTCAACCAGTAAGTCAAAAAGAAGAAAATACTAATTTATGTGTAGAAACAGCTATGAATAATCAATGGCGTATAAGTATTCAAACTCATAAATATATGGGGGTAAGGTAAAAAACTATGGACGCTAAAGCTTACGCAATTCACAGAAAAGTAAGTGGGGCAATGGTTACTAAATATCTACAACAAGGTATGATTCCAAGTGCTAGACAAGTTGGTAGAAAATGGATTATTGATCCAGTTAAAGCCGATCAAGAACTTGATCTAGCTTTAGGTCGTACAAATAAACAATTAACTACAAAAATTAAACCTTCTGAATATATAGATCAAAGTCAAAAAACTCCTATGCCATCATTAGCAGCAAATAGGGCTATAAAAGAAATGTATGCAGCAAGGTTACAAAAATTAGAATTTGAAGAACGTAGTAGAAAATTAGTTCCATTTGACGAATTAAAACTAAAATTATCTAAATTACATATACAGGTTAGAGATAATTTAAGAACAATTCCTGATAGAATTGCTCCAATAGTTGCAGCAGAAACAGATGCTGCAAAAATACATAATATTATTACTCTTGAAATAAGAGAATGTTTAGAGGGGTTAAAAACAATTGACATTAGTTAATACATTAATAAAAGACTGCATAAATTGTTTACAGTTTGAAGAAGCATTAAATGTTTCTGAATGGGCTGAAAAACATAGAATTTTAAGTAGTAAATCAAGTAGTGAAGCAGGTGCATGGAAAAACAAAAGAACACCTTATTTAATAGAACCTATGGACTGCTTGTCTACAGACAATCCTATACAAAGAGTTGTTCTACAGTTTGCCAGCCAACTTGGAAAAACTGAAGCGGGGTCTAATTGGTTAGGTTATGTAATTTCTAATTCACCTGCCAGCATGCTTGTTATTCAACCAACTTTAGAAATGGCAAAAAGATTAAGTCGTCAACGATTAGAAGGGCTTATCAATGATACTCCTATTTTAAGTAATTTAGTAGCACCTGCTAGGAGTCGTGATAGTGGCAATACTATGTTTTCAAAAGATTTTCCGGGAGGAATAATGGTTTTAACTGGTGCTAATAGTGCTGTAGGTTTAAGGTCAATGCCTTGTCGATACATTTTTATGGACGAAATAGATGCTTTCCCCCCTGACCTAGATAATGAAGGGGATGCTGTTAGTTTGGCTGAAAAAAGAACAATGACATACAGTAGACGAAAAATTTTAATGACATCAACTCCTACTATTAAAGACTTTAGTAGAATTGAACAAGAGTATTTAGAAAGTGACCAACGCAGATATTATGTTCCCTGCGTACACTGCGGTCATATGCAATATTTAAAATGGAGTCAAGTTAAA